AATAAGAACTGAGGATCTCTCATCGTGCGCACAAGACCCCGGCAGCGTAAGTCAAAGTAATTGATGTGGGGTTCATAATTCCATACGACGGGAATAAAAGGGCACTCGTCAAACTCAAGGGGATTGTCACCTTGATACATAAGCTGGTCATTCAGAACTGTTGCCAATCTCCATGTCGGAACTTCAACGGTCACTTCTTCCATATCAGGGATATTAAATAGAATCTGATCTAGATTTCCATCACCGCCTGCGAAGTCAAAGAATTGATTGCGGGTCTTGCTATAGAGACGTTTTTTCTTCTTTTTCCATTTATACCATACATAGCTAAGCACCATGAGATCGTTACGGGCCATATTGTAATTTTCTGGAAGAAAATAAAATGACCCGTATCGCTGTGGCGTACCAGCCATCGGGGAAATGCTATTGACCTTTTCAGGAAATCTTGCTTCTGCTTCGCGCTTGGAGATATATTCTTGGCACCATATGAATTGAGAATCGGAGAAATCGTAGTTTCTTGCATAGGGATCGCAGAGAAAGGAGTTGTATTCCCATAACTTAACTTTCAGCGTACCTTGGGCGGGGTCATCAGAAGAATAATCAAGATAAGGCTGTAGTAGAACCATTCCAGTAATTGCGGCTTGCTCGCAGGCTCTGGAGAACACTTCATGAATGCCATTAGTATTTGCAACATGGGTTATCATCCTGGTGTATTGGTCTGTAGTCTGAGTGTCCGCTACTTCTGAGGGAACATAACTAAAAGTCTTGCGGTGTTGTCGCTGATAGCCTGTGATCATGTTAACAGGCTGCTGGATCAGGTTGAAATAGTAATTGTTTGTGGACGTGGTTGGAGAGAAGTTAAAGTACCGATTCACGAAATTCTGTGAGCCGGCATAGAACAACGAATCAATGTTCATGGTCTGTTACTTTAATGACCTATTGCTAGGCGGATCAGGTTCTTCGACCCAATCTCTCGAGTTTCATATATAGCTCGAGTTCAGACTATCGCATCGCCTTTCGGCGTCTTCTCACTTAGTCGTTCACGCTGCTTTCGCTTGCGCCCTGTTGCCCCATCGGGTGTCCAAGTCAATCAGAGAAGATTTAATCAGTCCCACATTTTTAAGACTGATTCCAACGGCTTTGTTCTATAGGTTGAAATTTACTATAGAGGTTGTCGCTTTTTTCCGTTGGAAAAGTGGCCCGACATTAAAGCCACTGTCTTACATTACCCTGGTTTGGTTCCAAATTACTCTGCCACGGCGGATAATAAAAAGAAATAACTACCTACCTCACAATCATTTAAGATTGTATTCTTCTGGAAAGTTTAAAAGATCTTTAATTCCATATTTCATATATGCAATCCGATCGTAATTTCTAGCGGCGTCAAGTAAACTGGTGTGACAGCCAATTTTTTTCATTCTGCCATTCACGCAAATAACAGAACGCCACCTTCCTTTCAGGCAATGACCGATTTTTTTTCGATCATCCCACTGAACGCCATAATAATCATTATTTTGAAAATGTCTAGACCTTTTCTTTTTCATCATATCGTCAATATTATCTTGTCGAGAACCGAGAAATAAATGATCAGGATTTACACATGACGTATTATCGCATTTGTGACAAACAAACAGTCCTTCTTCAATCAGTCCGTTTTTTATATACCATGAAATTCGATGTGCATTGTGACTTCTTTTCATTAGCCCGAATCGACCGTAACCCTGCTTGTTCCTACAGCCAGTCCAATTCCAACAATCATCGGTTTTAGTTACAAATTTCCAAAATCTGATAGAATCTTTTTCTGTGATAATGATTAATCGATTTGCCATAGGTTTCTCCATGTTTTGACATGGATAATATTTCAAGGTGGGGAATATTGGCAATTAAAAGGTACGAGCAAATCTATTTCTTTGATATTCATTAGCATTATGCTTATAGGGTTGATAAGGAACGACCTTGTGGCTATATGCAACGTACCTAGCTCCATCGATGCAATGATCATTTTTCTTTAAAGGAGCATCTTCGCCATTAGCCGCTTTTTTGCTATCCCACACATAGCTTTCAATTTCTCGAGTCAATACTTTGCAATCTTCGCAAACGAACAGATTTCCTTTAGCCATCTCTGATGCCATAAATGTTATTCCATTTATAACATCATTATCTGCGTCTACTACAATTATGCTTCTTCTTCTAAGTTCTAGTTTAAAGGCGGCTGCACTAGGATCAACATAGACAGACCTTACGCCATATGGCTCTAGAAACTCCTGGACATCATCCGCATATTCGCTATTGGTCTTCTGGCGACCTCTTAAATGAGAATCCCATACATATTCTTTCTCAAACCAACGGCACACGCCCTCTTGTGTATAATGTCCAGTGCTGACACCCATCAGAACGCATGCAAAATTATTGGTAGTTCCATAATCGATACCAGCAACCCAATACTCAGCAGCACGAGGAGGCTTTCGCACCATATGTATCTTGCGGTCGAAGAAGTCGAATATCGCACCTTCGGCAAGGCACCATAAGCCCAAATAGTTACGCTTATAGAATAGCCCAGAAAGACTGTTCCTAATACGTTGCTTATAATCTTCATCAACATAAGGGTTGTCATCTAAAGTGAACTGTAACGAATAATAGTTTTTATCTCCAGCTTCCGCTTTATCAATCCATTGTTTAATCTTATGATTAGGATGAGATGGGTTACATGAGCAAAACATCTGTGAGTGAGGATTACTGTGCCGGGTATCGATCATGTCGATCACGTTTTCTGGAAACAAGGTAATCTCATCATTATAAGAGAGAGAAAATGTCTTACCCTGAATGGCTCCGATCGATCCTTCGTCTTTGGCTCCTAGAGTCGAAATTGTCTTATCCCGAAATTTGAGCTGCCTTTTTCCAGGATGCCACGTCAGAAAGGGATTATAGATAGCCAAGGGATTGTTCTCTTGATTCGCCTCCATTAATAGGCGCACAGCGTTGTGATAGATAGTATCTGCCGTGTGACCGATCATCCATATTTGACTATCCGGGCATGAGTTCACTGCTTCCATGAATCTAAATAGGGTGGAAACAGTCTTGCCGGAACGGACCGATCCGTGAGCAATGTTGATTTTTTTTGTGGAATCAAGGATAAACTCAAGTTGCTTAGGCGCCAGTAAATTATTTACCATATAGGCGATCGTATGAGAAACCGTGCTAAATGTAAAGTCTGTGGCGATATTTTAGAGAGTTTCCACGAACATGATTGGGTATCTTGCAAATGCGCAGAGATCAGCATTTGCGGTGGCAATATTCGCTTAGAGTGTGCTGCGAAGGACTGGAAGAATTTCTTACGCGTCGATGATCTAGATCATATCATTGTACCAAAAGTGGTGCAAAAAGATGCTGAAAAATTACAACAGGATGATAATGCTATAACTTTACAGTCAGATCGGCCGGATTTCAAAGAGAAGCTAGATATGCTCAAAAGCATGGTCAATCACTTTGAGGAATTGCCTAAGCATGTCATGGAGTCCCCCATTAACCATTATGACTTCTATTCAATGGCCTTAGTGATTATTTCTCTTTTAGAACAGCTCGATCCTCAACCATCTTCGCCACAATCTTCTCAAGATCCACAAAAGCCATCCGATTGATCTCTGAGCGGGGAATGCGATAGTCTGATCTCTTTCCAGCTCCTACTTTAAATCCACTGATCCTGCCTGACTTAAGCGAGCGCCTAACCGTGTTCGGATGGACGTTCAAAAGTGCCGCATATTCCTTAACCGTCAAAAATTCTTTGTCTAAACTCATATAACCAATATATACAAGCATTGATTGATTTAGATCAATATTAAATGATTCAAAAAATTATTATTGACATAATGATAATATCTCCCTAGTGTCGGGTTAAAAAGGTAAGAAATACCTAACACAATTTAAAGGAGAAAATCATGTCATTAGCATATGGAATCGGCGGTCTAATATCAGTTCCCCCACCTGCAATCTCTGGCTTCGGGCCACCAGCGGCAAGTTTTGTAGGAAAACTCGGACAACAATATTTTGATAACTCTGTTGTGCCTGCTAATGAATATGTCTTTAACGGTCTTACTTGGGCAGTAGGCGGCGTTGCTCCTGCGACTACTACTACTTATGGTACAGTACTGCTTACCGACAACAATGAACCGGTAGCTACTAAATTCTATGCGGACAACTTAGCGATTGCTGGATCTCCTGTAGCAACTACTGCTGTCCAAGGTATCGTATATTTAGCGACTAATGCTCAAGCTGTAGCGGGCGTAGTCAGTACAAATACAGCCCTTATTCCTTCTAACTTAGCTTCGGTCTTTGCTTCACCTCCTGCAATCGGTGGAACTGCTCCAGCAGCTGCCGTCTTTACGACACTCGGTTTTACAACAATGACAGC